AGCTTGTATAGCTGCGTCACCAAGTGAGTTAGTTACTTTGTCAGGATCTAAGTCCATGCTCTTAGCTATCTCACGAATAATGTAGTCTGACTTTACAAACGGTTGTAGCATAGGATTAGAAGCTACACCTAAGAACTGCATGAGTCGCTGGGAGCGTACCTCGTTAGCCATGAGACTTTCTGTACCTTGTGCCTTAACTTCTAGATCACCTTTAATACCTTCATCATAGTCAAACTGCATGTTAAATGCAAAGAATGCTCTACCCATAGGTGCAATGAGATAATCATCTACGTTCTTAACTACGTTGCGTATGCTACCGTTGGCAGCAGACATGAGCATAGAAATACCACTAGCAGTACGCCCCACACCTTGTATGCCTGTCTGACCGTGTGCAAAAGATGGAAAGCCTGTTGATTCATCTGCTAATACCCTTGCCTTATCAAACAGTTGCATGTTTTCTGCAGCAACGTTTGGAAACTTAGTACCAAATATACCTTGACCAGGAGCACCGCCCTGTCTACGAAACACCTTGCCAGGATACACAGATAGGTCTTGACCTGGCACTAGGTTAGTCTCATCTACTTCAATTATAAGATTACCAGATAGTGCAGCGTTGTCAATAGCCATACGCATAAAACCATTCATCAGTGTTTGCGTATCATCCATGTTTTCTGCGATACCTACACCAAAGAATGAGTATGGGTTTAACTCATACGGTACAGCGTAGTAAGGTATACGTGCTGGTTTAAATGGGTTAAGAACTAAACGTAATACTTTGCCATTACATATCCAAGCGTTTACACTTAGTTGTTCTGAATCCTGTAAGTCTTTTGGTATTACAACACCATGCTCTTCTAGTATGGATGTGTCTACGTAACCCCAGAACTCTAGGACTTCATATCTGTAGGGGGCGTTGCTGTACTGTGCATCGTCCTCCATGTCTTGTTCCCAGTATTTCTTTTCGTAGGACTCGCCTAAGTCTATCGCCTCGTTAATAGATTCTTCTCTAAAGAAAGGTCTAGACTTTAAGCCACGCATTTGTGAACGTGTCATACGGTGACGCT